AAGTAGAACTGCAAGACAAAGTCGGTGGAGTTCACGGTCAAGCCACCGTGCGCGGCATAGCGAAAGCCTAGTAACCAGGGCGTGACGCCCACGACGAAGGGGTGCAGCCGTGACGGCTGAAGAACAAGCAGCGATAGATGCGGCAGCGGCTAAAGCAGCCGACGAAGCGAAGACAGCGGCGGACGCCGCAGCCAGCGCTGGAACAGACGACAGAGACGCTCAAATTGCTCGCCTGGAAGCCGCAGTCAAGGCAGCTAACAAGGAGGCGGAGACCCGGCGTAGGAAGCTGAAGGACTTGGAAGACGCGGATGTCACTCGACAGCAAGCTGAGCTATCTGAGACGGATAGACTCAAGGCAGAGCTTGATGCCGCTAAGAAGGCTATAGAAGTCGCTAACGAGAAGGCACGCGACATGTTGATTCGTTCCGCATTCGTCGCCGAAGCTGCTAAGCTAGGCGCACAGCATCCGGAAGACGTCTATGTCCTGGCTGATAAAGCAGGCGTAGACGTCAATGAGTCTGGTGTCGTAGAAGGTGTCGCAGACGCTGTCAAGGCTCTGGTAGACGCTGGACGTGTGACTCTCGGCGGTAAGCCCCGCGCGCCTGAACTGAATAGTGGAGCTGGTGGTGGAGAGCGCAGTAGTGGCTCCACACAACTCACCGCTGGCGAGATCGAAGCTGCACGCTTGATGGGCATACCGATCGAACGTGCCCAAGCACAGAAAGCTGCTCTGATCGCGGAGCAGCAGGCTCTATAAAACGAAAGGAAGTGACTCTCTATGGCTGATACTTCGCTAGGCTTCCGCTATCGTGGACGCCTTAGTGGTGGCCAGCCCACCATCGTGAATCTCTACAGCAAGGATACAGTCGTCCATACCAAGGGCGATCTGCTCATGCTGGATGGAGTGACGGGAGAAGTCCTGATCGCTGCCACCGATAGTAAGCTCATCATCGGTATGTGCAATGAGACTAAGTCTTGCACGGACTCGACCACGAAGGTCGCAGTCATCATCGATGAAGATGCGATCTACGGTGTCTACGATGCCTCCGCTCGTCACATCAACGCTCCACTGGATATCGCTGGCGCTACCGCAGCTATGACGGTCGCCGCTGATTCCAACCACGACCTGCTTGTGATCGCTGAATCGTCTGCTGCGGAAGAGACGCTGGTCATGATCAAGCACGGTGCCCATCCGATGAACGTCACTGTTACCTGAGAGGGGTGAGTCATGCCACAGATCAAACAAGATTGGGCAGAAGCACTCCTTCTCGGTATTCGCGAGTGGTTCCAGGTCGGCTATGCTAAGCGGCCGATCATGTTCCCGGAGCTCTTCAGCATGCAGACGTCCAATTCGGACAGTGAGTTCTACCACAGCTTCGGCGCTGTTTCGCCGGATGCGTGGGCGGACTTCAAGAACACCGGTCGAGTCGCTTCTGTCGGGTTTGACAAGGGTTACAAGACCACGTTCACTCATGAAGAGTACGTGGTCGAGTTGCCAATTCGTCGTACCTTGATCGAAGACAACAAGTATCCGCAGATCATCGATGCTACGCAGCAGCTGGGTGACTCGGCTGCTCTCAAGCGTGAACACGATGCGGCTTCGGTGTTCAACAACTGTTCGGCAGCTGCTTATGCAGGTGGTGACGGTGTGCCGCTGACGGACGCTGCTCACCCAGCGAGTCCTACCAAGGCTGCTACTACGCAGGCCAATGAGGCCACTTCGGCACTGAGTGCGACTGCTCTCGCCGCTGCTCGTCTGGCCATGATGGCGTTTACGGACGATGTCAATGAGCTCGCAGGTGTCATTCCTGATCTCCTGCTCGTCGGTCCGTCTCTGGAGGATAGCGCGAAAATCCTCTGCCAGACGCCTACCAAGACCAGTAGTGCTGATGCGGACATCAACCCTCGGTATGGGCTCCAGTACAAGGTGTGGCCTTACCTGACGTCCGCTTCTCAGTGGTTCCTGATCGACTCCATCAAGATGAAGCAGTCGTTGATCTGGTTCGATCGTTCGCCTGTCAGCATCGTCCCGAAGGTGGAGGATAAGACCCTCTGGGCTACCTACATCTCTGAGATGAGGTACAGCTACGGTTGGCGCGATTGGCGTTGGATTTATCGCGGCAACGCCTGAGCGAGTGTCATGACTCGGACTGGCATACATATGCTGGGGGTAGCGGGCCTCGTGTCCGCTGCCCCTGGTCCGAACTGGAAGGTATACTATGACTGACACTACGTCAGGTTATACGCACTACAAGGGCATTGATGCTGAACATCTGGCTATCGCCGGTACGGAAGTCACTGTACATCTCGGCATCGACGGTGTTACTGCTACGCAGCCGGAAGTCGACGTGCTCGCAGGTGTTACCGCAGGTACTGCTCTTGCGAGTAAGGGTGTCGTTCTCGATGCCAACAAGGATGTTGTCGGCATTCGTCATCTGCTCCAGGACGTGCAGGCTCTGGCTGCCGCAGGTACCGGTGTAACGAATGCGGATGCGGGAGCGATTACCAAGGCGATCGTAGCTATCACGGCTGCTGATGATACCAAGGCTGTCAAGCTTCCGACAGCTATCGCAGGTATGAGAGTCACCGTCATCAATACTGTCGCTAACAAGCACCTGCACGTCTTCCCGGCAACGGGAGGGCAGATCAACGCGCTCGGTGGAGACGCCGCGTATCAGCAGGCTCAGGCCATTACAGTGACCTACATCGCTACCAGTACGACTCAGTGGTACACGCTGGTTGGCGCGTAATAGTCATGGCTTTCACTTACACAGATTCGCTGCTTCTCGACAGAGACCGGGTCCGGTTCTCGCTGGGCGATACGCTGTCGGCTGCCGGTCCTAAACCAGCCGACGCCAACTTCTCTGATGCGGAGATCGAAGGATTGATCTCCATTGAGGGTTCGTGGCAGCGAGCTGTTGCAGCAGGCTTCGAGACGTTAGCCTCGCTATGGGCCAGGCATGTCACTTTCACTGCGGAAGGGATGTCGTCTAATCAATCAGACATCTCTAAGCAGTACCGTGAATCTGCTATTGAGTGGCGCGATAAGTATGGCTACGGTGCTGGCTCTTCTGCGGGTACTGTACCGACTATTCGTGTAGACGCTTACTCGAATGACATCGATAACATAACGCTGTCTTCGGAGACTGATACATGAGCCTTACGGCTGCTCAGATAGCTCAAACACGGTTAGCGGCACTCGATACGATGGGCGCTATCGTCGTCGTCGAAACCTATACGGGTGACAGTGCTTATGGTCCGATCTACGCTGCACCTGTCAATGTGACCTGCAATGTTGATACTACGCGTCGACTAGTACGTGACGTGGCAGGCGAAGAGGTCGTATCAGAGTTCACACTTCATGCTCCTTACAGCCATGAAGCAGACTTCACGCCTCAGTCTCGTATTACCGTTGCAGGTCGCATTAGTACTGTACTCGCTGTCAGTCCGAAGCAGTTCAAGGCGCGAGTCGTTTACGTGAAAGTAGCCTGCTCATGACTATGATCGTGACAACGCGGTGGCTTGGCCTGGAAGTTGCGCTCAAAGAACGTGAGGGTGCCGCTAGGGGCCTCTACCTATGGGCGGAGGAAGTGCTCAAGCGGGCAGTAGATATCGTACCGTTGGACTTGGGTCCACTACTGGAGTCCGGCATAGCTTCGCCTCCGGACCCGGGTACGTTACGCGCTGCAGTTAGTTTCGATACGCCTTACGCTTGTAGGCAGCATGAAGAACTCACTTGGGTACATGCTCCAGGGCGTCAAGCTAAGTATCTTGAACAACCGGCTAATGACTCTCGTGGCGTAGGACTCTTACTCGTACAACGCGAAATGAAGACGACGCTAACATGAGCGGCTTCAACACTGACCTGTTGACTGGTCTGGCTGTTTACTTGCAGTCTAACAGTATAGGCACCTGGAATTCGAGCGGCATTTACACTGCTCAACAAACGGGTATCGTACTGGGTAATGTACCGCAGTCTCCAGATCGTATCGTTACGCTAACTACGTACGGTGTGCAGGACGCTCCTAGTCTCTCTGACTCAGTTATCGGTGTACAGATGCGTTGTCGCTGGTCAGGTTCAGACCCTCGTCTCGTGGATGACTTATCTGACCTTATCTTCAATCTGCTTCATGGTAAGCTACATCTCGTCTTGACTACTGGCGTAATTATCGTACAGTCTTTACGTCAGTCAGCTGCTCCTCTTGGTCAAGACAGTAATAGCCGTTGGTCGAATGTGTCTAACTACTACATGTCCGTACACCGTCCTTCCACGAACAGAACCTAAGGAGAGTGAGTTATGCCTGCGACTACTAAGGTGCCGTTGGGCGCGTCTACGCTCAACCGTAAATGGTACCTGGATGTGAACACCGGTACTCACGCTGCTCCAACCTGGATTGGAGTGTTTGGCGTTGAGGACCTCAAGCCGGACTTCACTCCAACTGTGCAGCCGGACGATGATTACGATAGTGAGGGCTACAAGAGCTCCACGGTCACAGCCGTTGCCTGGGGTCTGACCCTCAAGTTGGCCAGGAAGGTGCAGGCGTCTAGTGCTACTACGTACGATCCCGGCCAGGAAGTCCTTCGTGCTGCTTCCCCGCACATGGGTGCAGCGAATCGCGTAGAAGTGCGCTGGTACGAGATGGAGCCCAGTGGGCCTCGTGTGGAAGCCTATCAGGGTTACGCAGCTGTCTCCTGGTCAGATGATGGTGGAGCCATGGACGCGAATTCCACGGTGTCTGTCGTCCTCACAGGTCAGGGCGCTCGTACTTCGATCACGCATCCGGATGGCGCCTTCGCTGCTCCGGTGATCTACTCTATCACGCCGAGTACGGTAGCGGCCGCTGGCGGTACGCTGGTGCACGTTATCGGTACTAACTTCTTCAAGGCAGGTGTCAACGATGTTGTCGCTACTACAGGTGTCTGCCTCGTAGCGCACAACTTCACCTCGTGGGTCGTCGAGAACAACAACAGCATTTGGGGTATCACGCCGGCAGAGACGGCGGGTGCCTCGTACATCAAGGTTACGAACTCGGCGGGAGCCAGCAACATTGACATCGTCGTCACGGCTGTCTGAGGTTAGACGATGGCCTTCAGAGACCTAGACGACTTTCCGGCCGTCAAGCCGTTGGTGCTGCCTATTCGTGGCAAGGAGTATTCCTTCCCGGGCGATATTAGCGCGCGTACGTGGCTGAAGGTGCAGGCCTTGGCACCGCAGATAAATGCGGCCATCAAATCGGGTATGGAAGGAGAGGACTACGACGTAGATGCCGAGGTTCTCTCCGATATGGACCAGAACGAACTAATGGAAGAACTCTGTGGCGATACGCTAACGGAAATGCTTGCAGACGGACTCATGGGTGCCCATCTCAAAGCAGTGTTGGCCACACTCATCGCGTTTCATCTCTCCGGCAATCGTATGATAGCTGAGGCGGTCTGGAATAACCAGGGGGAAGCACCGGCCCCGAATCGGGCGAGTCGACGCAAGACGACGGCAACACCGTCAGCCCGATCACGGGGCTCTCACGCTGGATTGACAGACCTGAAGACGAAACGAGTAGCGAAGGCCGACCCTGGCGAGACATCCTCGGACGCTGGGACCTGATCGAGGCCGACATGCAAGAGCACTATCACATCGATATGAGCGCCCCGGGCCTGGTTGACCAGCGCTCGGGGCGCTGGCTACGAGTTCGGATACTCGGACTGCTCGGTATTGATTCACGTTTACGCTTCGCTCTGTTTCCTCCGGAAGAAGGTACGTGATGGCACTGACTGTAGGCGAACTCGTAGCGTACCTGGACATCAATGATGCTGCTTTTATAGCTAAGCTTGATCGCGATAAAGCAGCGTTGACAGGTATGGCTGCTGAGACTCAGATGACTTGGTCTAAAGCTGCTACGGCTGCTGGTATTACGGGTGGCGTTATCGCGGCAGCCATTGGACTAAGCGCTAAGTCTTACGGTAACTTCGCTCTGCAGTCTGCTAAGTTTCAAGCTCAAACTAGTATGACTGCTGAAGGAGCTTCTCGACTGGTCGGCCAGTTCCAGATGATGTTCGTCAAAGGCAACGTTACGAGCATGGCCATGAAGACGTTGGAGAAGTCGCTATACGGCTTGCAATACGGTGAGAAGGTAGCGGCAGATGCCTATGAGCATCTAGGTCTTACCTGGCAGGACTTGAAAGACCTCAAGCCGGAAGAACAAATTGCTCTTATCAGGGACCGGTTGTCGGAGACGGTAGACCCGGCTACTAGATCAGGAGCTGCGACTCTGATACTAGGACGTGGTGCAGCTTCCATGGCGTTGTGGTATTCGGCTTCTGCTACGCAGATTGATAAGGTCAACGCTGCCCTCGAACGTAACGGTCAAATACTCAATCAAGATCAGTTGGATGCTGCTAAACAGTCATTGATCGCATGGCAGAACCTTGTCGGTGCCTTCAAGGGTCTTGAGTACGCGATAGGTAAAGCCGTAATACCGCAGTTGACTAACTTGGCTAAGGCTCTAGCGGTCGTATTCAATATCTTACGACCCTTCGCAGGAGTACTATGGCCTGTCGCTACCGCTTTGATCGCTTTCGCTGTAGCCGTCAAGGGCGCTATCTTCGTTCAGACTACATGGGGACAAGCCGCTGCGCTTATGGGACGAGGTATAGTAAGTACTACGACGTCTCTCGCTTTGGAGACTACAGCACTTGAAGCAGAGACTTTAGCGCTCAAAGCTAACGCGGCAGCGTTAGCTACTAGAGGTAGTGCTGCTGCTGCAGGTGCTACTATACATACGATGCCTATCGTGCCTTTCACAGGCTTCGGCCTGGCAGGCATGGCTCTCATGAGCGCTGGAGGCGCGGGAGTAGAAGTACGTAATCTGCCAGATCAGATGGTACGCGACTTGGAGAAAGCGGAGCCTGAACTCAAGTCTGCTATCAAGTCGTTTCAAGATATAATGGCAGGTATAAACGACGTACAACCAGGCGCTGAAGGTGAGAAGGCTCTCGAAGATTACATGAATCAGCTACGCAAGTTGCGTGATCAGTTCCCCGGTACTCAACTAGCTAAGGATATACAAGCGTTACTCGATCAAGTGAATAAGACTAAGCCTGCTTTCGAAGAAGCCTCAGCCGCTGCGATCGCGTGGGCTAAGGTTATCGGAGACATAATCAACGTACAGATTCCAGGCATGTCCGGTCCGATAGCGATGACGAAGGGACAGGCAGTACTGAGCGGCTGGATGGACCAAGCAGGCAATATGCTCAAGGGCGCTACGCTCGTTGAGGATATCAAGAAGACAGCGCAGGAGACTGCTGCCGCAGGCGCAGATCTAGCGCTCAAGCTTGCTTCCATCCCGAAGAATATCAAGCAGGTACTCAATCGTGATTGGGTTGGCATAGGCGCTGCTTTCCAGAAGGCTATGCTAGAGTTCAATCAGGGTATGAGTGCTGGAATGAGTGACGCTTTAGTAGCTGCTTACGCGACTCGTGTCTCTAACCTCGCTTCTATCGCTTCCTCGTTGGGTACTGTACTCAAGTCTCTATCGGACGCTCCCAAGAAGGTCATTAGTCCTACTAGGCAGAACTGGACTGCTTTAGGTCAGGCATTACTCGTAGGTGTTTACGAGATTTTAGCTGTCTTCTCTTCCCTCGACGATAAGATGCTCGATACTGAGGGTACGCGTATGGGGTCCATCGGGTCGATGGCTGGAGGACTTGGTAGCTTTATCGGTGCTCTCAGTAAGATGCCTAAGAAAGCTGTTAGTCCTACTAAGCAGGCTTGGACTTCGCTAGCTAATGTACTCAGAGTATCTATTGCAGAAGTATTAGCAGTCTTCAACGATTCCAAGAACAAGGACTTGGCTAAGCAAGCTACGCGCGCTGGCTCTGTAGGGTCCATGGCTGGCGGCTTGGGCTCCTTCATCGACGCTTTGTCAAGCATGCCGAAGAAGGCTACTAAGGTAATACCTCAAGCTTGGACTAGTTTAGCTCAGGTATTGTCGGCTGCTCTCGCGTTGGTACTCAAGGTATTCGAGAGTCCTACAGCTAAGCAACTAGCCTCTACCGCTACTCGTATGGGTAGTGTAGGGTCCATGGCTGGAGGACTCGGCTCCTTCATCAGTGCACTATCCAGTATGCCAGATCATGCTGTCTCAGTTATTCCGCAGAAGTGGCAAGCGTTAGCTCGAGTTATCGAGGCTGCGGTAACCGAAGTACTTACTGCTTTCAAGGAAGCTACTACTAAGCAGCTGGGTGATACTACTACGCGTGCTGGAGACGTCGGTAGTATAGCAGGCGCGCTAGGTAGTATAATCGATTTCTTCGTTAGCGCACCTACGGAGGCTGTAACTGTCGTACCGCAGAAATGGCATGCTCTTGCTTCCGCTATCAGAAGTGCGATTACGGAAGTCATGGAGGTCTTCGTTACCGTTGCTGATAAGCTACTGGGTACGCAAGCAGACCGCATGGGCAAAATCGCTACGTTGGCTGGGGCGTTGGGAGATATTCTCAGCTTCTTCGCTAATGCTCCTGCATCTGTACTCTCTGTTACTGAGCAGAATTGGACAGCCTTTGGAGCCGCGTTAGCTACAGCTATCGATAATATCCTGTCTCAGTTCGACAGGTGGGACGACAAAGCGTTGGAGAAGCTGAGTACTAGATCAGGCTTCATCTCTACGATGGTCCAACTGGTACAGGATATCGCTAACCTAGCTGCCAGTCTACCTGACTTGACGAGCAATCTACAAGAATTCAGTCGTATGAGTTTGAGCTTCGGGGATATGTGGACGAATATAGGTAATGCGCTGGCTCAGATGATAGACGCTATCGCTGGAGCGTTAGACCATTTGCCAGGCATGACTCGTATGAAGGAAGCTCAGGAAGCGATAAGTACGTTGAGCGATATCTTCTCGTCTATGTCTGCTATCTCACAGAGCCTTTACAGCGGCGGTTATACTACACCCACAGTTCCTCTACCTACTACTGCTACTAATAACAGTAGTGGAGCTCCTGCCTTGTCAGGAGCTGGAGGCGATACTTATATCGTACAGTGGTCTACATTTACGAGTACTCCGTCCGCTCGTGAAGCTAATGAACTAGTCGATCTACTAGAGCCTATCTTGACTAAGCGTAAAGTACGTAAAGCGGGGTCAGCCTTCTGATGATTTGGTCTCGTGATGATAGAGTACTGATAGCTTGGGACGATATGCGAGGTCCGTCTTGGCGTAACTCGGATGAGCCTATGTTCCGGCACTATATTGTTTATCGTGACGGTCAGGAGCTTGATCGTACGTACGCGGAAGCTTACTTGGACATTGACGTATTGCCCGCTAGGCATTATCGCTATGAAGTATTCGGAACGAATGAAGCTAATGAGTCGGAAACTGAGATGATATCGTGTTTCGAGGTCAGTACTACTTCTCGTCCAGTCCTGGACTTGTGTTCCCCTACGCCTCCTACAGGTTTGTCCGCTGATGGTACGCCTGCTGGTATATTGTGGCAGTGGAACCCTAGTACTAAACTGGAAGTCACGGACTTGCTGGGCTACATAATCGAGAGGGATGACGTAGGCTATGTAGGACCTGCTCGAGCTATGATATGGGAAGGTAGTCCGACTGTCTCTTGGGAAGAGAAGGTGCCGACCGGACAAGCTCGTTGTTATCGCGCTCGCGCTATCGATAAGAACCTCAACGTCTCCGAGCCGTCAGATATAGTTGTAGGCGTGGCCGGTAGTGGTGGCTGGCGTGCTTATACGTTTACGCAAGACATGGATTTTACTGTCGATAGTGCTGTACGAGGTGTCGACGTCTTGCTGGTGGCGGGTGGAGGAGCTGGTGGTGGCGGTATTATGGGTGGCGGTGGAGGCGCTGGGGGCTTCGTAGACGTTCATAATCTCACTATACGTCCAGGTGTAAACGACGGTCCTGTTGTAGTAGGACAAGGCGGTAGTACAGTAGAGTGGGATAATCCTATGGATACACCCGAACTGCGTTACGCAGCTATGGGTAAGAACTCTTCGTTCGGAGGCTTAGTTGCTTATGGTGGAGGCTATGGAGGCCGTGTACAGGGTATCGCTAATTACCGTGCAGCTAATGGAGGCTCTGGTGGAGGCGCTATCCCAGATGTACAAGATTACTGGGCGCAACCTGGCGATTATGGCGGCAATCATTACGTTGGAATCCCTGGAGCAGCTGTTCATAATACTGACGAATTCGTACTAAGTGACGCAGAGGTAGTTGCTCAAGGCGAGACTAATCCTATTAGGTGCTACATGATTCCAGATATAGTCGACGTAGATCATCCTCCAGAAGCAGACTTCGTTATTTCGTGCTCAAACGCTTTTGACATAAAGTTTTACGGAGCGTCTTACGCTTTTACAGACACGGGCATGGCAGATGAATTAGTAGACTATACGGCGTTATCGCAGCCTTCTACTTACGAACGCGCTTTCGTCATTCCGATAGTCGACGGCTATAATTATCGTATAGCTCCAGTAGTTACGAACCTAGGTCCCGGTTCATGTATCGTCTCTATTCGAGCTACAGGTAAGGGTCCGGATATGGAACAAGGTCATTCTGGCGGCGTGGGTTCCTCGTGGGATGCGTGGTTGAATCACACTTGTGGCGGCGGAGGCGGGTCTCAATGGCCCGCTAACGGTGGTTGGGGACGTAATGGCGGTCTCGGGCGTCCTTGCGATATTGCAGGTAAGGGACCATATTGGAAGTATATAGACTGGTCTCTCGTACAATGGTATGGTGGTGGTGGCGCAGGTAAAGAGCGTCCAAATTTATGGAGTAATCCGGATGGTCAGCCAGGTTACGGTGGTGGCGGAGGATGCGGAAGTCCAGGTGACCTTCATACTGGTGGCGGTGGCGGCGGAGGAGGTTGGCTCGGTTTCGGCATGCCTAATGGTCAGGCTCCAGGGCCTCTAGGAGGCTCGGGCGTCGTAGTAATACGCGTTCCATTGCTGTATATCGATAAAGTTACTGCACCTTTGCAGGAGCGTAATGAAGACGGTTCTCTGAAGGTAGTTACTGTGCATAACGTTTTCGCGGATGCTGATGAAGATATTCCTGTGTATCCTACAGGCGTCACTGTCAAAGACCTTGAAGCCGACGAGACGCATGACGATCAGATGGGAGATCTCGACGAGGCAGTCATTTGGGCTTGGCCTTACGATCATTTCCATCATTGGGGTTGGGAAGGTAATACGCCCGGTATGTAAAGGAGCTATAGAATGAAAGCTGGAGAGGAAGACGAAGTGCTTATAGGTATCAAAGTGAAGATGAAGGGTCGAGGCGTCGTGATCAATCCTCCGGAGACGGAAGAGACTACAGAAGAAGGAGAAGAATAATGGCTGCTCATCATTGTCGTATCTCTCAGGTCGCTGCCGTCGCTATGTGTAACGCGTTGGTAGATCTGATCGACGCAGGTTCTCCGCCCGGCCATATCATTCTTTATACAGGTACTGAGCCTACACACGCTAACGATGCTGCAGGTACTGAGGTCGCGACGTGTACTCTGAACGCTACAGCATTTAGCGCCGCTTCTTACAACGGTACGAATCATGCTGCTGAGGCTACGTTGACGGCTACTGCTACGGACGCGGAAGCTACAGGTAATGTTGCAGCTGTTACGTATTTTCGTATCTGTAATGCGGCAGGTACTGCGATCTTGCAAGGTACATGCTCTGCTACTTCTGGTGACGATCTCGTTCTCACCACTGCAGTTATCGCTACGAACGCTGAAGTCAACATCACTGATCTTACTGTCGCCGTACCGATCGATCAAGCGTAAAACAGGAGTAGGGTCGTGACCTACTTCGGCGAAACCCCGACGACGGACGGTGACTACACCGTCGTCCGCTTCCTGCAGGCGGGCGAGTTCGTCACGCCCTATGGTGTCAGCGAGGGCGAGGTCCTGATCGTCGGCGGTGGTGGTGGCGGGTCCTGTGGTGGCGGAGGCGGCGGGGGAGTGCTCACCGGCACAGAGTGGGTCAGCGGCACGATGCCCGTCACGGTCGGTGATGGAGGGCCAGCGGGCGGTTCTTACGTCCCAGGGACAATCGGTGGCCTCAGTGAGTTCGGCTCTCTCGTTGCCCGCGGTGGTGGCTACGGAGGCAACTACGGGGCCAGCGGTGGAAACGGCGCCTCGGGCGGCGGCCAAGGCGGCACCGGAGGCGGCGGTGACCACGGACTGGCGACCGGCTCTCCCCTGCAAGGGTACGACGGAGGCTGCCCAGACTACTCGGCTCCGTACCCCGGCGGCGGCGGCGGCGGCGCCGGAGGAGCAGCAGAGCACAAGGCCGCAGCTACTTACGGTGGCGCCGGCGGCATAGGAGTCGAGAGCGACATCAGCGGAGCCACTGTCGGCTACGGCGGTGGCGGAGGCGGCGGGACGTTCCAGGGCACCGACGTTGCCAAAGTCGGTACGGCTTCGCATGGTGGCGGCGCGGGCGCTATCGCTGGCTACGCTGGAGTTCCAGGTACTGCGAATACCGGCGGTGGCGGAGGCGGCGGGGGAGATGGGTACGGTGGTGGAGCCGGCGGCTCCGGCATCGTCGTCATCCGCTACCTCACCCTTCGTATAGGGGCTGTCTCTACAGCACCAGTTGCCATTGTGTCTGGTTCTGGTACCATTCTCACCCATAGTGCTGTCTCTACAGCACCAGTTGCCATTGTGTCTGGTTCTGGTACCATTGTCGACAGTTTCCCTGAGATCACGATTGATGGTGAGTATACAGTATGGGAGTTCGCTACTCCTGGTAACGGTAGATTTGTAGTACCTCCTGCTCCTGATGGTCATCTAACTGCTGAGGTTCTAATTGTTGCTGGTGGTGGTGGAGGCGGTACGGCCGTTTCTGGCGGTGGGGCTGGCGGTGGAGCTGGCGGTTATCTTGCATATTCTAGTGTAGATATTTATGCCAATACAGATATCCTTATAGGGCGGGGCGGTGCTGCTCAAGAGAATGGCTTGAATAGTTCTTTTGCAGATCTTGTTGCTATTGGCGGTGGAGCCGGCAGTCATTCTTATGATACTGGTGTAGGCCAATATGGTGGTTCTGGTGGCGGCACTGAAGGTAGTGCTTTTGGCGGCGCTGGCGGTTTAGGGGAGCCAGGACAGGGATATGACGGTGGTGGTGGTTCCGATTATTCTGCGCATTATCCCGCCCGTGGCGGCGGTGGCGGTGGTGCTGGTGGAGTGGGCCAGCATGGCAGTGGTACTCATGAAAGCGATACCACTACTCATGCTGAGGGCGGTGTAGGTGTAGCCAACGATATCACAGGTTCGTCTGTTACTTATGCCCATGGTGGTCAGGGTGCTCCGTTCTTGGCTGGTGATGGTGCTGATGGTGTAAATCCTGGAGATGGTGGTGACGGTACTTGGGGTGGTACCCCTGGCTCAGGTGCCTCTGGTATTGTAGTTATCCGCTTCTTGACTCCGACTATTTATGGTTCTCTTACTACTGCCGCTTCTCAAGTTAGCGGTGCTGTACTTGTTCATAATATATATGGGGCTTACGGTCGTCTTGATGTTGCAGCCGCTAAGTTTGATCCCGCTGGTGCCGGTGGAGGTAATTGGTCTTCTGTAGAAGGAAAGCTTATTGCTCCTTCCGCTATCGTACATGGCTGGGGCTCTGAGCCTGTTTACGTAGATTATGGCGCTATGCGCTCCGGACGTACTAATGTAGCAGGTCTCGGTGCGATCGTTCCTTATACTGGGGAACAGCTAGGACACGGTAAGTCTACTATCGAAGCTGCGCGTATTTACGGTGTAGGCAATTGTAATCTCGATGGCGTACTTCCGCCGCCTGACGTGCCTCCGGTGCCGATAATCACTTGGCCTCCATTGCCTCGAACTACTTTACTGGAGAAGGGCCTACATACGCTTATCGGTAAGATAGCTGTGAGTATTGGCGGCGTGAACTATACTCCGTACGCAGAGAACCTGGAGTGTGATTCTAACGTAAGCGGTGGTTACGGTACTTGTACTATGTTATTGAGGCCTCCTACCCCTGTACCGAATTTTGATGATGAAGTACTCGTAACGTGCGATACAGGCGAGATATGGCGTGGCAAGGTCGTCAATACTCCGGGTATTACGTATACAGGCGAATTCGCACGATTCCAAGTAGTCGCGGAAGGTCCAGCGAAGGAACATGGACGCCGAGAAGACTTCTCGTGGACAGGTAGCGATTCTAATGTAGGTAGTTGGAAGCAGCTTGATTGTCAGAACTGGAACTCACCTGCAGGCAGTAAAGGCTTTCAGATAAGTGCAGATACGGCTAATGGCTTGAGATTCCAGAGCGCAGACCTGGAGATAGGTGCTCGTCCGTCTCATTACTTTACACCGTCGGAAGCAGCCGTGCATTATGACTACTACGGTAACCATCCTTCGGATATACCTGCGCTTTCGCACTTAGAAGGTCAAACTGCTTGGCAAGGCGATTGTCCGGCTCCTGAGATACTATGGTCCGCTCATTACTATCAGATAGGTGATGGCCTATCGAAAGAGAAGGCTACGGGTCTTACCGCTAAGGCTAGGTACGACTTCCGTACTCCTATCATAGACGCATTGACGATAGCGAACCTAGACGCAGGTACCCGTAAGGTACTAGAGGACTGGCCTCTTGATTGGGCTTGGGCCGACTATGAGCAGATCAACGTATGGACAGACTTCTATAAGATGCCAACGCCTGGCTCGCTTTGGGCAGGCTTATATGTCTGCGATGAGCCTTGGCAACTTCCTGTGCAGGACCCTGTCGCAATGTTGACGGACCCTCATTGCGTCAAGCTATTCGAACGTACTGCGTTGGGTAAGCAGTTCACTACTCCTGCAGTCTATTCTAAGGTAGACCCAGTAACAGGCTTGCCTATTGACCCAGTTACTCAGCCTGAAGCTTACGCTAATGGTGATTACGTATGGGACGAGAACGGCTATCCTGTCGTTCTGCTTGAAGCGGACGATGACGTACTTACTCTTAGTTTCAGCGGTAAGATGATCGTCTTCTACAGTACCTTCAAGGTTATGCAGCATCCTTACTCTTCTAATTACGGATGGCAGACTCTGTTAGCGCCCCATCAAGTACGTCCTACTCCGCCTAAGTGGAAGAACTGGTATGCTGCTAATGAGATGTATAGCGAGGGTAAGCAGTTCGTGGAGCTACGCGAAGTCAAGGTACTCGCTAACGGTCTACTATCTGGCCCGGGCGACCTTACAGCTGCTATCGTAGCAGCTTCCGGTGGAGGCGATATTAGTGTTCTTACTGTCAAGGATGGCGTCGATGTCAAGATAGACCCTTTCATGACAGATCTTGCGGCTATAGAGACTCTCGTAGGCATGAGTGCCGAGACTCTATATTGGGGGTGGGATCCAACGTTCTTCTGTACGCCTGTTAGAGGTACGTACGCGTTGGACGGTACTCAGCCAGGCGTTACAGTATCTGCTGGTATCAAGAATGAGGGTACGATCGATACTGCTACTGTTATCTATTCTGATAGCTCTAATCCTACAGAGAATAGGCGAGTCCTAGCCGCATGGGTGCCTAAGAGTATGACTTTCGACGTCAATGGTGACCAAGTCGCCCTACTGGGGCTCAATTCAGAGTCCAGTGAATACAGCGGCCTCATTGACGGTAGTTACCGACTACATAAGGCAGCGGCAGCTGCTGACGCTGCCCAGTCATATATCGTACAGCGTGGCATCTCTGGTGATGGCCCTCAATGGGAAGGCACAGTTACGCTCATCGGCATCAAGGGTGCAGCTACTATGAAGGTAGGTTGCGCTCTGAATGTAGGAGACGTAAGTGGAGCTATCATTACGGCCGTGAAGTTGAATGTAGATACAGATACCGTAACGCTGTCGCTTGGCGGTACAGGCTATCAGGGACGGTTCCCCGATATCGTAGGTCGCGCTAATTCAGCTGCTCCTGCTAATGCGCTTCAGCGTCCGCCACTACCGTACAAGACAGGGAGGTGAAGAGTTGGCTGGAAAGGTAACACGTACTGTGTTCAAGATTACCGCTGTTACTACCGCGAACGATTACAACAACGGTACTACTACCTTCCTGCAATACGGGCACGTGTTGCCAGCTAGGAAGATGCTGTTCGACCCTGTTCGTTCTTATACAGGCAGACTTCGTCAGGTAGATATACACCAGGATCTCGTTCAGGCTACGTTCGGTCTCAAGTTCGTCGGCGCTACTATGGACGCGCTTGAAGCTCTGATACTACAACTAGAAGCAGACCTGATTACTGGCGGCACCCTGGAATACCGGGAGCTGGGCGGCTACGCTTACATGTTCGCTATGGGCGTATCTGATGGCCCGGAAATAAAACGAGACGAAGCTTTCCGTAATGGACTTATTGCACACTTTGAGATCTCGCCTAATCTAGCTCCTTGGTGGTCCGCTACACCTCCCGAGGAGGCGGAATGAATGAAGCTCTTTACTCGCGTGATCATGCTGAGCAGGAACGCACTGGCGAAGAGCGTATGTGCGATCTACGACATCACTCGTTAGAAGCGCGTATCGACGAACTTCAGAAGACTTGTGAAATGCGTTGGACTACGGAAGAGAAGGCTATGATAGCGCGCTGGGCAGGACTGGAACGTCGCTTCGAAACCAACGATAAGCGTGTTTATGAGGCCAAGCTCGTCGCCGACAAGGCTATCGACAAAGCCGAAGCGCTGGCTACGCATCGCGCTATGCAGCAGAACGAGTGGCGCGCGACTATCACTGAGATCATGACTTCGATGGTGCCGCGCACTGAGTACGCGGTGCAGCACCAGATACTCGCGGAGAAGGCCGAGACGAACGCCAAGAACATCGACCGCGAGATGAGCGGGATGCGGGAGCGCGCCAACTCCAGCCGCATCCAGACCCTCATCCTCACGGGCCTTATGACGGCCGTGTTTACGATGCTGGTGTATCTTGTTTTCATTCATATCCGGTAGGGGAGGCGAGGTGACACACGACGCGAGAAAGAGTAGAGAGCTCAAGAGGGCGCAATTATAGATCGTATCTGTGTGTACCTGAGGAAGCGGGGCGATGAATGACTAAATACGTTATGCACGGTCTTGGACGTTTGCCTTCTCCGCCGGACGCACGCGACTATCGTATGTCGGATGCTGTACGCGAGCTGGAGAAGGTAAGCGCGCCACGACCTGTCAAGCGTTGGAAGTCTTCCAAGGTACTTGATCAAGGCGAGACGCCGCATTGTGTCGGTTTCGCCTGGGCTGGATGGGGCATTAGTGCTCCAATCGAAGACCCTTGGTGTGACCTCACGGGTCACGATATTTACAAGGCATGTAAGGTTCTCGACGGTGAACCTGATATGCAGAATGGCTCTACGGTACGTACGGGAGCTAAAGTACTGATCGCGCGTAAACGCATCAAGACGTACTTCTTCGCTCAAGACGTAGATGAAGCTCTTGACTTCGTAGCTCGCTTCGGTCCTGTCGTTTTCGGTACTATCTGGACTGAAGGTATGTCTAAGCCTTCTTCCGTCGGTCATGTAATACGCGTTATCGGCAAGGTGCTAGGAGGGCATGCCTATGATGTGGTAGGAGTCGATTCCAAATACGCGCTTATCAAGCAGTCTTGGGGTACAGGATGGCTCCACAGCGATAGCGGTTACGCGCGTATATTGATCACAGACTTGAAAGCTGCGTTTAGAGAAAGCGGCGAAGCTTGTGCTGCTACCGAACAGCTTTTGCCGGTCGGAGGCGTGTGATGGTACTGCTTTTCGACCCTGCAGCTCAGCGTAAGAAGTACGCGCTCGTAAAGTTCGTACGTAGCTGGAATGAGAAGAATCCAGGTCATCAGATCGTTAGGCCTCCTGGCTTCGACCCTGAGACAGACGTAATCGGTACACCTGCTCGCGAGTTCGTCAAGTCGTTACAACGTGAGACGCGCTTGACTGTGACAGGTCAGTTCGATCTTGCTACGATGCTTATGATACTTCCGCCAGGTATTCGTAGTGAAGTCATGGCTTTGGCTCATACTCAGCTCGGCATGCATGAGTGGCCAGACGGCTCCAACATGGGCGAGATCGTCAAGTACCTCAACGCTGTGGGACTCGGTGGTGGCTATCCTTGGTGTGCAGCCTTCGTCACTTGGGACCTGAAGAAGAACGGCTTCACGCACTTCCCCCCGAACCCGGCCTACGTGCCCTCGTACCATGACTGGGCGCAAGCTAAGGGCCTACTCAAGCCTGTGTCCGAGAGTAAATTAGGCGATCTCTGGATATGGTGGCAGAATCAGCACATTGGCTTCTGTGATGACACCAATCCGAAGGACTGGATTGCTTATGGGCTCGATGGCAACGTCGGAGCTCATGGCGGTAGTGTAACGCAGGTCAGGCGCACGAGTCAGGAAGTCACGGCCTGCATCGATATCGTAAAGATGAAGGCGCTCAAGTGATTGCTCGTTATACTGATCTAGGGCCGAACGCTCTCGAAGTCGTTATCGAAGGCGAGGTTACGCGTCTTGATATCAACGTACTGTCGAGTCAAGAGTCGTCGCCCATGGAATCGCTCAACGTACCGACCGTCTGGACTGACCCTCCGCCTGAACAGCTTACTTCGGTACTAACTACAACAGAGGATGCGGTATGTGCAGCTGTGTCACCGCCGAGGCTCGCACCTGCCGCTTCTAGCGGTTTCAAGGCGGGACTAGCTTCTTTCGGTGGAATGATAGCTGCTGCTCTACTTTACGTACAGCAGAATTTCGGTTCCGTTACGGACATCTCTATCAAGAACGTGCTTCTCGTAGCCGTGGGAGCTATTATCTCCGGGCTTCTCTACTTCCTTTACAGGTATTACAAACCTCATACGTAAGGAGCTATCGTGAACAAGCTACGCGCATTCCTCATTATCGTTATCGGAGTGTTCATTGCTAGTGCTGGTCCGATCTTCATCAGCAACGGCCTCAACATCTTCGAGTTCTCGCTCTCCACGTGGGAGATCATCGTGAGCGCTGGCTGCTTCGGTATGGTCAGCTACCTGATGGTCGCTGTGGCTCCGGTCGCTATTCAGCCTTCGGCAAAGTTCAAGCTGCCTGAGGTGGGTTGACCTTTAGGAAGGTTTCCTATAAGCTCTCTATAGAGAGCAGAGCAGAGAGCAGAGCATATAATCCACGAAGTTAGGAGAAGGACATGGCAGATCCGACACCGCAGATCCCAGATATCGAGCCCGTCAAACACTGTGGCAGTTGCGGCAGTACGGAAGGCTTCATCGATTTGCCTCTCGATTACGCAGAGAAGCGCTGGCCGGATGCCACGCACTGGCATGGTCAGCAGCGCACGCAGTGCAAAGCGTGTGGAGCTACCTTCAACGTCTATGCAATCCACGAAACCGTTAGGGAGCAGGTGAGTGAGTAATGGCACTCGATCCCAAAGTCACCTGGGCGGAAGTCCAGGCTATGATGGACGCCTTTGGGGCGACCTTCGATACCAGTGGCGTGCTGCGTATCTACGATAACACGGGCGCGGTTCCTACGAACGCGGACGATGCTGCTAACGTCAACGGTGCAGTTTTGCTCGCAGAGTTGGCGCTGGCTGCAGACGCTTTCGGAGCTTGCTCAGGTGCAGGCGTGATCACTGCTGGTACGATCTCCAACGATACTTCGGCTAATGCTGGCGGTACGGCTGCCTTCGCTCGTTACTTCAAGACCGGAGGTTCAGTATGTGGCTTCCAGGGCCTCTGTGCCTTGACTAGTGGTGGCGACTTCAATATCGCTACCTCGCTAGCTATCTCTCTTGGAGCTGTCGTCTCCTGCTCCGCTGCTACGATTACGATGCTCAGGGAATAGATTGGACTAAGGTAGAGCAGAGGCTGATATGGCATATCGTTCCGTAAGCGGGAACGTCTCGGCGGCGGCGACCGTCGCCGTCACGAAGCCGACCGGCATCATCAAGGGCGACATCATCATCGCCCATTGTGCCTCCTACCGCTCAACCTCCGCCGCCCCCACGCTGGCCACCATCGCCAACACGGGCGGCTCTGGCGGCGCGTCGTGGAATACCGTCGTTTCCGTGACCACGGGCACCTACTACAAATCCGCCTACGCTTGGAAGCTCGCCACGACTGACGGCGACGGCACCGTCGTCTCCTACACGTGGTCGGCGACCTACGCCGCGAACATGACGGCCGAGGTCATCGTCCTCAGCGGGCGCAAGGCCGTCGCTCCGACGTTCATGGCGACCGCCTATACCACGTCGGACACCATCATCCGGGGCGTCAGCGGCCTCACCGCCCTCCTGCACGACGATCTGGTGTGGATGGGCTTCAACTACCGCTCCACCGTGCAGGCGTCCGTTATGCCCAGCGGCTTCACGAACGGCATCACGGAGACAGCGGCGGCGGCTATCGCTGGCGACATCGCCTACTTGCTTGACCTAGCCGCTGGAGCCGTTGGAGCGAAGGACGGCTCTATGGCGAACGCCGTCGCCACGAAGCACGCCTTCATGGCGCTCTGTACGCGCCAGATCCTCCCCACGGTGACAAGTCTGGACGTGACTCACGGCCCGGCCTCCGGCGGTACGTCGGTGACTATCACCGGGACCGGCTTCTACGGGGCTACCGGAGTCACCTTCGGGGGCACGGCGGCGACGAGCGTGGCCGTGGTCAACGACGCATCCATCACCTGTGTCTCGCCTGCGCACGCCTCCGCCGACAACGTACAGGTGCAAGTCACCGGCCCCGGCGGCTCGTCTGCGGACGTGGCCGGGGACAACTTCACCTTCGATACCACGTCACTCGCTGCCGCGTCTACCCTGACGGCATTTACATCGTCAAGTGCTAGCCTTTCTTGGACGGCTGCTACGGCGACCGCGCTCACTGCCAGCTCCACCCTCACTGCCTTTACATCAAGCGCTGCCAGTGTGAGCTGGCAGGCACAGACTTCGTCGCTAGCAGCTAGTTCTACGCTTACCGCATTTACATCAGGAAGCGCAAGCCTCTCATGGGTTTCTGCGACTCCGACTACTCTAGCAGCCGCGTCTACATTGACAGCATTTACCGCTGCTAGTGCTTCTTTGTCCTGGACAGTCGCTCCGGCCCGAGCCATTACAGCTGCTTCTACTCTTACAGCGTTTACGGCCGGTAGTGCTAGTATCTCATGGACAGCTGCCACTGCTACTTCGCTTTCGGCAGCTTCCGCGCTAACAGCGTTCACCGCAGGGTCCGCTTCTCTTTCATGGACTGCGGCACCTGCTCGTAGCCTTACAGCAGCCTCTACGCTTACAGGTTTCACAGCAGGTTCCGCGTCGCTATCCTGGACGGCAGCGACTGCTACAGCGCTTACCGCTGCTTCTACTCTTACAGCGTTCACCTCAGGTAGTGCGAGTCTAGTTAGTATCCCTTCTACGTCGGTAACGGCTACTTCCACTCTAACTGCTTTCGCTACGGGGACTGCTTCGCTCTCTTGGATAGCCGCTACAGCTACTACGCTAGCCGCTGCGTCTACTATTACAGCATTTGTAGCTGCAGCTGCTTCTCTATCTTGGACTCCTGCCACTCAGACTACGCTAACGTCGGCATCTATTCTGACAGCCTTTACGTCTGCTATCGCTTCGCTATCGTGGAGTCCTGCTACTCCTACTTCGCTGTCTGCTTCCTCTACGCTCACGTCCTTCTTGTCAGGTACGGCTTCGTGTTCATGGAGTCCTGCGGCTCCTACTAGTCTGAGTGCCGCGAGTACGCTGACTGGCTTTACGTCTTCGTCTGCTAGCCTAACTAATACTGCGCCTGGTATCCCCGTAACTGGTGATAGTACACTTACAGCTTTCGTGAGCAGTAATGCTAGTCTTACTAGTACGCCGGCTACTCCGACAGCTTTGATAGGTGGCTCTACTCTAACGGGCTTCGTAAGTGCTTCGGCTTCGCTGAGTTACTCCGTTTTTACTACGATTACCGCTGAGAGTACTCTTACTGCTTACGTTTCGTCTAGTGCAGCTCTTTCGCGTATAGCGCCTACAGCAGTTACGGTAACTGCCGCTAGTACTCTATCTGCTATCGTTTCATCTAGTGCTTACGTAACTGCTTCAGTCAGTGTTACTATGACTGCTGCGAGCGTACTTACTAGCCATTTGTCAGGTTACTTTGCTGACTATATCCTAGGTGTTATCGGCCTAACGTCTAGCGGTATGTCTGTAGGTTATGTCTCTACTAGTAATATACGAGGTCTCGTGTCTACGAATGATCGTGGTCTTACAGACGTGCCTAGTGAACGAGGTCTGGTGTCCGAAGGACTCAGACGGGGGGAGGAACAATGAGTTACTACCCGGCGCCTGTGCACATGGGTCAGTTCGGTGCAGTAAAGGCAGGCGATATCGTCGACCTGTATCTCGATATTGCTGCCGACTTGGCTGCCGGAGAGACGATCTCGTCTGTCGATTTCGAAGTAGTCAATGTGGCAGGCGTCATCATGGTTGGAGCCGTCGGTTCGCATACTGAGACGGATTCGCGTACAGACTTTCGACTCACTGCACCTGTCGAAGGCTCGTATCAATTAGCTGCTGTGTTTACTATCTCGGATGGTCAGAAGCTAACGCGTGTCGCAGACCTATCTATCGTTTGAGGTCTGCAGTTCTGTAGGCTACGAAAGGGGAGGCATGAAATATGCTACCTCATCGTTCGTCCTTACTGTGGTTCTGTTTGGGAGTGTCTTCCTGGTGTCTTCTCGTCCTGTCGCTGCGTCTGCTTCGCCCTCGTTCTCAGCCTTCTCCAGCGAAACTACCGCAACTCCAGCCGCTCTTATCGTCGTTACCCAAGCGCTCCACGTCCGCAGTCTCGCCTTGGTCGCCGGTCGTAGATACCGACGCGCCGCACGTTGTTTCGGGTATAGTCCACGACTACACCTGGGTAAACGGCCACCTCGTCAAGCTTCCTTCGTCTTCTGGCAGGACGCTAAATGTGGATGGCAGTCACAGTTGGTGACTTATCGTACTAAGTTCGCTAAGCTCTGGCATAGGATGAACTATCCTGGCGGCTCCGGATGGGAGCGTTGGCGTCCATTAGTACGCTGGGTATGGCCAGCCAGATTAGTCAATACCGTTATTCAGATTATGCATTACGAGAGCGGTGGAGCTGAACATCGCTGGAACCTCGCAGGGTCTGGCGCCTTCGGCTTCTTGCAACTACTTCCTAAGCCTGCTGGAGTATGGACAGCTTTCCAGCAACTTACTTACGCTTATTGGCATAAGTACGTGGCTGCAGGTTGCTCCTGGTCTCCATGGGCAGGCTGTAGAGCCTTCGCCTATTGCTCGTACTGGTAGAAGACAGGACCCTCGACGTACATCAGTGGCTGCTCCCCACTAAGTCGATAGGGTCCTAAGTGGGGAGCGGCGCTCCGGGTAATCCTCGGCCCGTGAGCAGCCGCTCCCCGCACTCTCCTAAGTCTACTCCTACTCTAAAACTCTTTAGAAATACCGATTGACCTTCCTTACCAGGAGGACTAGCATTGCTACCAATGGCGTATACCGAGTTAGCTTGAAGGAAGGAGGACTACGTGGCAGACAAGCCGTGGAAGCGTGCTGAACGTGTAGCAGCCGCGCTCTTCGGTGGACTCAGGAATCCACTGTCGGGCTCTAATAGTTATCACACTTCCGGCGATGTTATACATCCACAGCTTTACGTAGAGGTAAAGCATAGGAAGCGACAGGCGGTTATCTCGTTGATGCGAGATACAGTCGCTAAGGCAGTCAAAGAGCGTAAGCTACCTGTTATGACTGTCTCTGAGCCTAACATGAAGTGGAGCCTGGTCTGTATACGCAGTATCGACCTGGTGAAGCTCGTTACTATCCTTCACGCTCAATGGGCCGATGAGCCTAATTTAGAGCTCATTGGAGACATATTGTCCACGTCTACTGAGCCAGACGAGGGCGTTTCGGAATCTATGCAAGCGAAGACAGGCTTGCGTAGACTCCCGAGGAGGCATTCGTGAGCTTTACGATCGACGCTAAGATGTCATCCAGCCAGTTGACTACGCTGCATACGTGCAGGCTCAAGTGGTGGTTCGGTTATGGAAAGCGCTATAAGCCAATGGCCCGTTCTGAACATCTCGACTTGGGTACAGGTATACATGAAGGTTTGGCTGCGATGTACAAGACGCAGGCAGATCCTATTCACGTCTTCAACGTTTGGATGGATAAGCAGATATCGGCCGTG